TTGAATATGAGCTGAATCTTCAACTTGTACAATATCATAAACATTTGATTCATCATTATTGTATGCAGTTACAGCCCCAATTGTACCACTAAAATCTGAACCAATTAAATCACCGTTTTGATAATGTTTAACTGCAAGATTCTGTTGTAACCAAACTTGATCCCCTATTGTTACTGCATGGTAAGTATCTCCATCTATTATTACATCACCTTCGTTAATTGAATTGTCTTTGATTAGTCGGATAGAACCTCCAAATGAGAAAGTACTCCCTTGGTCAAATGTTATACCATAATCCTTATATCCAAATGTTACTACTCGTTCATAATCATCAGATAGTAGTGTCGTAGTAATAAAATTAGCACCCAAGCCTAATATAAAAGGATTTCCAGTCCCTCCATTAATACACCCTCCTGGTAGCGCTGAAAATCCAAGTTCATTGGTTCTTACTTGTTCATTTACTGTCCAATATGTATCACTACTTTCTGATAATTTAGAAAAGGCCGTTATTGGGGTACCAGCAAAATCAATTAAAGTTTGCCATTCTTCCTGACTTGGTACATGCCATCCATTAGGTGCTATACCTCTTGGATCAGTTGCTGCATACCAATTATATAATCTACCATATATTATAGTTTTAGTCTCAATAGTTGCAGGTTCCCATTTAGATTGATCAATGCCATTAATTTGAGTTTGCAAATTCTGATCTTCTTCTTGTCTAGTTACACCCTCAGCATCAACTAAAGTTTTAGCAACTCCTTTCTTTTCATAAGGTAATAACGTGGATGGATCAGGAATAGTAAACACGTCTTCTAAAAGATTAGTTTGCGGATTACGTATTTGTTTTAGTATGTTTTTCATATTATGATTGTCTATTGTTCTTCAACTTGCTGAATCCACATTGTAACATTTAAATCTGTAGGTGATTCTTTAGATACTTGAATCTCTGGCAAAGAGAGTGGCATTTTACTAATCAAATCAGCAACTACACCTTTATCTTCTTTTTGAGAATCATGTAATTCTATCCAATTGCTATTTTTTCTATACTTAAGGCTGGATTGTCCAGATTCGCTATATTTTATAAATGCGCCATCTACTCCATTAAAATTAGACCCTATTAAATCTCCATTAAGATAATGTGTAACATTCAAGTCTTTTTGAAGCCAAGTCTGAGTCCCAATCGTTATCGATTGATACGCATTCCCATCATAATCAGTAGCAATTTGAGCAGTATTATCACTATCTCTTATTAATCTAATTGTTATAGCTGGTTCTTTCTTTGCATAAGTAAAACCAAAAATGGAATCAGCGCTTATTATAGCAGCGTCAATCCTATTATCATTTGTAATAGATTCACTAGTAGACCAGTATAAACTATAGTATTTTATAGCCCCGAACTCCCCTCTATAATAAGTTCCATTAGCAATAGCTTTAAATCCATATATATCAGTCCCTTGTTCGAAATCAATAGGCCCTTGATTAGCAAGCCAATGATCATATCCAACCTCCCTTAACGATAGTCCAGTTGCATCATCAACATAGTCATATAGAGTTTTCCATTCAGAGATTGATGGGACATGCCAACCAATCGGGGCAATACCCCTTGGATCTGCAACTGCATACCAATTATATAAATTGCTCTCTCCTACTATTGAAGGCTCTCCTGCTATCCATATTTTTGCACTATGCTCGGTAGGGGCTGCGTCAGTAATAAATACTTCCGGTAACTCTTCTGTCGTGCCACCATAAGAACTTCCAATAATAACATCTACTGATAGCTCTACATTAGATATACTAACATCTAAATCTAACATCCCCTCTCCGGGGATTATCTCTACGTTTAAATCCATTAAGCTTCTTCTTTAATTACACTTGGCATAATAAAAATACCAGTTAATGCTTTTTGTATTAGATTTTCAGTAAGATCTCCTTCCGTAGATGATTTTATACACATTATGTCTAGTACTATTTGCCCAAGCATATCTTTAGTATTATCACTGGATATAACGCCTTTAAGTGTTAATCCATTTCCATTAGTATCTAATAGTGGGCCATAGCCTTCTTTTGCTATCCTAGAGAATTTTGTAACAATATCGCTTTGAGTATATGCATAGACTATCATATTTTCCAGATCATTAAAACTTGTTATGTCCGGAATCGTAGAAGTACTAAAATTTAATGAGAAATAAATATCCTCCCCTTGGTATCTCTTCATATTGATGACTTTATATTAAAATAGGGACGACTAATTAAACCCGTCCCTATTTTTATTTTATAGAATAAATTAAACTCCCTGTATCCCTTGTGGTCCAACTAGTGATGCCCAATCAGAAATAAGTGTATTCAAAGCAGATAGAGTACCCGTATTTGAGTGGTCAACATAAATTTCAGCGGCCAAATCAGTAGATTTCATATATTGGTTGTCTGGACTTTGATATTGTTTGCTATATTCAATAACAAGAGAATCGTAAGTAGCAGTTAAGTCTACATTTAATTCTGGTTTAATTACTGGCCATTCTGTACGATAAGTAATACCTTTATACGCAAGAGCAGCTTGTTCGCGATCTCTAACAATATAAGCATTACCTTTACCTGGTTGACTTTCTGTCTGAACTATAGTCAATCCAACAATAGCGTCTTTTGCGCTAATTGTAAATCTAGCCTTAGGATCAGTAACATATGCAACTACTCTCAATTGAACTTGAGAATAAGGAGTGATTGCCTCTTTACCTTGAGTTCCAAATCCATTATCAGTTACACTTTTTGCAGTAAGAGTTATTATGCTCCCTACGATAGTAGAAGTTACACGAGCACTAGAACTTGTATTAATTAAAGCATTAAAAGCAATAGCCAAATCAGCAGGGACAGTAGTCTTTGCTATTACCTCATAAGAATGAGTAAATTGTCCAGGATGCTCGTATAGATCCCTATAGATACAACGCAATACATAACGATGACCGATTACAGGAGTAACTCCAGCAAAACTAATTACTGCAGATGCCACTGTTTTTGCAACATATGCATCGTATACGATGTTGGTAATATTCTTCCTAGAGATAACTTGCGTTTTAGCAATAGTACCATCGGTTTTAACAAATCCGAACTGAATCGATTTTGGGGCAGAAGCAAGAGTTGTAATTACACTAGATGCAGAAACTGCTCCAGTCTCGGCGTTAATTACCACTAAGTCTCCAGCAACAAGCGAGGTGCCAGCCGTGTTTACTTTTTTAGCAACGAATACCGTATTTGGTTTTTGTAACATATTTTTATTTTTATTAGTTTAAATTTTTGTCGACTCAGTTTAAACTATCGTTTAGTTTTTTCTACTTTCGTTAAAGATTTCCACGTTGAACTAAACTGAGATTTTATTACTCAATTATTTGAGCCTCCTGAGAGTAGGCTTGATACCTGTCATCAGAAGTATTTAATAATGCTAATTTTACCGCATTTACGATTATTTCATCCCAAGTGTGGTCTGGCATTATAGTTAATTCTACATTCCTATCTCCAGAGTACCAATCTAGTTTCGCTGGCAGGAATAAGTAAGTTATAGTATATTTATTTATAATATAGTTTTCGTCAGTATATAAATTTATCTTCCCATCTGAATAGACTCTTAATGGCCTTGCCGTCCCATTGTGGTACCTGTAAGGGCTTAATGAGTTCTGGAGACTCGAATCTATATTCTCTATTGTAGACTCCATTACATCGACTCTATGTACTCCTGACGGCAGTGCATTGGGAGTACTAATGTACGCAGTCTCTCCAAGTCCAATAAAGTAATCTATAGGGTACTCGAAAGTATATTTAGAGGACTTTAGATCATCACTTTTTGATATCATTGATATGGTTGGGATAATATCTACAGACTTGGTAACAGTTCTAAGATCATCTGATCTTTTTTGACTTTGCTGGAAGCCATCTTTATGTATATTTAAGCCAGAATATCTAGTCTTAATAAATCGTTCTATTTCTGTATTAACAAAATAATCTATTTCTTCTGGAAGAAATGAAGGCGAACTAGTAATTAGATTAGATTTATCGGCCTCTATATTAAAATTCCTGTGTACTAATTCGTTTGTCATATTTATTTACTTTCTAATTCATTTTTTATAGTCATCTTCAGATCTTGGTTCATCTTATTATCTAAATAAGATACTGCATCAGATAATGAAGTCCCTATAACATCCGTTCCGTACAAATAAGCATTTTTATTTTTTCGTAAAATATTTTTTGCTATTGCAGCCTCAATTAGGAATTCAGTATTTTTTGATTTATTATCAACCCATTTAGAAAAGAATCTCTCTGGGCTTCCTTCCACTTGTTCAAATAATTTGCTTTCTACGAGTTCAGCCGACATAGTATCTGCTTTATATCCAAATAGTCGCAAACACTTTCTCATGTCTTCTAGCGATAGTTTGTCAAATTCTTTAATAGCATCGCGCTTTCTCTTATTGATCCTATTAGACTCTTGAGCCTCAGAATCTTTGTTTATTAATACATAGTCTGCTCCTGGTTTTAAATCGTTTAATCCAATTGCAACTCTGTGATGATTCTTTAAAAATAGATATTGCAATTCATCCCAGGGTCTACTAGTGTCTAGAGCAAGCTCTTTATTAGTTATTTTTATAATAAACGTAACCCAATACTTGCTATAAGGGGCTAAAGTATTTGGTCCTAAATTTAATTCCTTTTCAAGTCTAAGGGCGTCTTCTTCTGTTAATCCAGTGTGTCTATTTCCCGATCTTGTTAATGCAGGCGCAATATAATCAAAGCATGATTTATATTTTATTACTTGGGCCCAAGCGTCTTTGCGCTTATGTTTCAATAATACTTCCATTTAAGTTTACTTAAGTATAGTAATTTTTATATTTATTTAATTGTTATGTGGGGTAAAATCAATCGCCCCACATAAGTATTTTAGCACATTGCCTTATAGTACAGATAGGCCTTCCCTGCTGGGGCGTCCTTATCCATTAAAAAGGCTTTTGCCATTTCATTTAATAATGAAGAGTTATTTGATAAGACTACGCTGTAATCAGAATATATCATGTTTACGGTATAGTACCAATCGTATTGATTAAATTTATCAAAATAAATACTCATTGATGATGCTATTTGATTAGTATCATTTAGACTAAGTTTCTGGCCCATAGTGCCATCTTCATTATGCATAGCAGCTACAGCCTTATTGGCTATATCAAGATCGAAATAAGGTCCATTTGCTACCATATATATTTCATTAATAAGATCATCATATTGATTAGGATGCAATAAGCACATATCATCTAGATGCTCATTAACTATATTAATAATTTCTATCATTGGCTTAGACTGAATAACAATCGGAGCTGCTTTTTCTATTAAATTCATAAATTTGCTCATCCTAACATTTTTAAGTAAGGTAAGTACTTTTTAGCCTTTGCTATTGCTGATGGATTTTTTACAAAATAATCGAATAGTGAGATAATCTCAATTGATCCTACTTCATTGACTAAAGTTTGTATTGCCATTAATAGTCTATATGCTTCTTCTTCACTCTTTACAGGAGATCTGAACGTCATCTCTTCTACCATTGGATAGACTTTCTTTGTGTCTACGGCTGTATCTTGTACAGTAATATTATCTTCCATCTTAGCTTAGGTTAAACTGTTACAAATAACTTAAGAGTTTCGGAAGGAGTCGCTTTGTATGTTTCGAATATATCTGCAGTAGCCTTCCCTAATGTATCTAAGATAAACTTATGTATCTTTTGTCTTTCTTCGATTAAAATCATTTCCATGACTTTATCGAAACTTATTTTAAAATAATTTTCTTCCATGATCTTAAACTTTAACCGTTTCATAAATTGCCAATGTTCCTGCTGCTGCCGATGAAATTGCTTGGAAAGCAGAAACTGAGTTAGTTTCAAATGGCTCTCCGCCTTCACCAGTTGCTGAATCTGGAAGCATTCTTACATCATAATCAGTTGTAGATACTGGAGTAAATAACCCAGTACTAGGGACCCTTTTCAAATAAATTGTCTGTGTTAGACTTGTATTCTGAAATCGAATATCAGCCCTAGACAAATTAGCTAAAGCGACTACAATTGCTGTAGTGCCTACTGTTATTGGACTTGCCATATCTCTTTAGTTTTAACCTAAGGGGCCGAAGCCCCGTTGGTGTTTTTTATTAGACAATAGTAGTCCCAGTAACTGTTGGGTGAATATGTGTCAAGATGGAACTTAACAAATATTGATTCTGATCGTTATTACTGATCTTATTATTAGCAGCAGTTAATTGATCTCTTAAGTTTTGAACATTAAGATCATTTATCAATGCGCGAGTTGCATTTCCGTCTGATAGGATAGTACTCTTTATTTCGCAGCAACAATTAGCCATTGCCATTGCATTTGCAGTTCCTTGAGCAATTATTTGATTAGTTGCATTTTGAACCTGCATTGCGGATGAGTTAAATCCTTGCAGCATTGTGGTATTTTGCTGATTAAAAGAATTCAATTGCTGTAAAGCATTTTGATTCGATTGAGCAGTAATATCACGGCCTAAATCATTGATAGATGTAAGTGTAGTAAAGTTATTAGTTGCTTGTGCCGTTGCAACGTTTCCTATTTGACTCCCGATTGACGCGAATCCAGCTGCATTAGCAGCAGTCTGTCCGGATGATATTGTAGCGTATGTGTTCTCCATACTTTCCAATTCATTCCTTAAATCATTTGCGCCGATCTGAGATTGTAATGTTTGCAGTTGGTTATTTATTGCTCCAAATTCTGCTACATTAGCGGTACTAGACCCGCCACCAAATAATCCATTTCCGTTATTGCCTATTAATCCACCAAGGATTAACCCAGCAATACCACCGCCAACTGCCCCGAGACCAACGCCCGAGCCTAGACCACTTCCACCCATTGCAGGTAAAGTCGTTGTACCATCTAAAGTAAGTGCCATAATTCTAAAGATTTAAAAGTTAATACTAAAAATAACTAATCACACATTGTAGATTAGCTATAACCTATGAATGCAATCGCAATTCAAAATATTTTTACTTCCATTTCGATAGTTTTGATTTTATTATGAATCAAACTAATCTAATTAATGTAGTATAGGTAAAAACCAATTTACCTATACTTAATTTTTATTAATCAATAACGTCCATGATCAACTCACCACAAGCACGTGGATCTCTAACCATGATACCAACTTCACCTAAGAAGTTTACCGAATAACCATCCTTTGCATTTGAACGAAGGGTGTTGATTGATTTGCCATATCCAGCTCCAGGGGCTACAGAACCAGCAGTATGCCACATAACCATCTCTCTGTCTTTCCTAGCTACCTTAACGATATTAGCTTCTCCATCTCTTGTACCAAAGTCCAAGAAGGTAAATCTATAAGACTCAACCGGTTTCCCAGTAATTGGATGTAACTTACGATTATGTACGATATCATCATACATTGGCAAATGCTTAACAGTAAGTTCAATACCGTTAGTCATTTTATAAGTAGTGAACTGACCACCTAAAGTTAGTTCTTGACCAGAACCAGTAACAAATTTACTGTCAATAAGATTATAGGTACCTGCCTTTTCTTTTAATACGCGGTCAAATTCACGCATACCCATTTCGCCTGTAAAGGCAACGAATTTACGTTCATTAGTTCCAAGCATATTATAAGACATGTCAGATAAGAAATCTTCCAATAAATCGGCATTTAATTCTGTATAATATCTACGATTTGCCGGGGCTATCTGTTGCAATAAACCTGCACCAATATATACTGGACGACCATTAGTACCCATTAATTCAGTAGTACCATCAGCACTAGCATTATATTTAGAGTATACCAATTGACGTTCTTGACGTTTATTCCATTCACGGGCAGCTTTCCATTCCTGGAAATCCGACCACAAGTAAGAAGTTTTACCAGTCTTAGGGTCTTTCAATGCGATAGCCAATACAGTACTATAAGCGGTACCTGTAATATCGTAAGACAAACGAACCGTAGTCAAATGATTATGCAGTTTAATATGAGTATTGTAATTGATGATATCTGCCTCTTCTGAGTACTCTTCGTAGGCGGAACCTAAACGAGATACCTGACATCCAGAAAGTAAATATTTACCCGGTACAAACGAAGTAGCCTGACTATCTGCAATGAAGCAAGTATAAACCCATTCATTTCCATCTTGGTAAGGAGCGCCCGACACACGTAATTGAAATTCCTTATCGTCTAATTCAAGTATAGCACCTGGACCGAACCACTTATCTTCTAGAGATAGCATTATCGGAGTATTACCCAGACCTGCCTGAGTTGTTGGATCGGTTACTGTAGAACCATTCCATTTAGCTGAACGAATAGTAACTGCACGATCAGAATCGATCATAACAGACCATCTAAATTCACGTTGGTCAATTACCATAGTCTTTCCAAGACCTCCTGTTAAGAAATCTAAGGCAGAACTATAACCATCATCCTTAGCACCAAATACGTAAGAAATTACGCTAGATACTTCGTGAGGTTTAACCAGAAGTGCATTAGAAAGCATATTTTCATCTACAAGATCAGAAAACCATTTTCCTTTGTAAAGCTGTAGGTTGTTTAAAATTCCATTATCCATTTTTAAAACTTAGTTTTATGTTTATTATTGGGGTCTTCGTAATAGTTGTTGCGAAGCTATAGACCATAGTGGTGCTGGAGACCCATTATTTATTGATTGTTTCGAACCACTTACTTTGTTTGTTTTCAAAGTATTTTTCAGTCTTTCTGTAGCAGACGTTTCTCCAGATCTTTTAGCATTTTCTATCAATACATCACCTTTCATTGTGAAGTATGCAGATTCTATAAGATTCTTGATCATCCGATTAGGATTTGAATAGTCTTTTTGATATTTGGTTTTACCATCAGATTCTATTTTTAAAAGATATTCCTTAAAAACTTTCTTATCTTCTTTTGGTATTTTTATTCCTCTAACATCCGAAAGGGCTTCTATTTGATCAACAACGCTGTTGTAAAAAATTTGTTGCTCCTTAACCGTATTGTCGTATGCAGTTCTTTGTTCTTCTAATAGCGCTTTTCTGTTTTGCTCTTTAGATTCTTTTAAAAATTCTATGGCGTCAGTAGCTTCATCTTCCAAAAGATCTGCATCTTGGTATTTTTCTAATTTTCTTTTTATCTGGGTATCACTGAACCCTTTTGTAGTAAGGAATTCACTTACTAGGGCTTTTTGAGACTCTACATTTGATAAGTCAACAGAATCATAATCAACTGATGTGGTACCATTAAAGTAGTCATACATAGTACCACCTGTTTTTATATACTGATCTAGAGAAGCGACCTCATCGTTAGCGTATTGAGGCGTGCTACTTTCTTCTACTGCTGACTTCATATATGATACGAAGTCTTCTACCGACTTTGGCTTTTCATCATCAGTAATATCATTCCATCCAACTTGTTCTGCTATTGCATCAAAAAATGCAGTCACCTGTTGAGATTCAGACTCATCTACTTCGTCCTCTTTTTCAGGCTCATCATCAGTAATAGGAATAATTTCCTTTACTTCATCTTTCTCTACAGTAGGAGTAGTTTTTTTCAAATCTGGTTTACCTGGGACTTCCACGGAATCGTCCTCATCCGCTAAGTCAAATGGACTTTGTACGTCCTTTCCATCAATTGCCTTAGTGTCTGTCGTAGGATCATCTGGATCTTCTACAACTTCAAACCCTTTAAATCTTTGTATGTCTTCATTAGGAGATAGTGTGTCGAAAATTGCACTAAAACCTCCCAGAGCGTCATTATTTTTATCTATCATAATTGTTTATTTTCAATTGTATTATTTTCTATTACCCTCTAGCCACTTATTGACAGCAAGTCTCCTGGCGTAGTTTGAGTTAGTATATTTTATTCCATTATTTATAACAACGCCACCTTTTGTGCCGGTAGTATCTACTATATTCTTTAAGTCTTTATTCGGCTTTAATACATTATCTCTAAGATCTATTATCTCTTTTCCATACAAAGGGTTCTCAAAAGTATCTATATGCCCACTAGAGGGGATTGGAACCCCAAACCAGGACCCTTGACTAGAGCCTTGCCCTGTCTCTATATTGTATTTTTGATCTGACTTTGCAGTTAGACCCTTATGGCTTAATCCCTGCCACGCCTGTATCTGGTGGGGTTCATCTTTATAGCCAAGTCTTTTTGCGAGTTGCATCTTTTTAGATAACGTCCTAACCATATCATCTCCGGGAGATGTTGCACCTTCTGTTGGTGGTGAAGTCATATGACCGGAGAAAGAGTCTTTTTTGTCTAAGTCATTTTCTGCAAGGCCTATAGCCATCACTGTCCACGCATCTTTATTTAATGTATTTGCGCTGCCAGCTATATCAACAGGAAGAGTAGTTGGATAAGATCCAGTCTTGAGATCTCTATTAGGATCAATGGCAAGACCAGTGGTTGCTCTAATTTTTCTATTATCCTTTATATTTATATACTTTGGCGTTGGATCTCCTTTCACTATTGGAACGCGATTAGTCTCAGACTTTATTCTATTTGGAGTAGATACCATTGTGGACGATTGTAGTTGTTGCGTATCTAATAAACCGACACCTGGCGTAGTCAATTCTGTTGGAGGTTTAGAGAAGTTCTTCCTCCAATCAGAAATAAGTGACTTGTTTGTTTTTGTCACTATCTTTGGCATATTATTTTTCACCAGTTACCTTGTTAGAAATCGCAGTTTTAGCTTTTAATCTCTCGCGCTCCATAGCAGAATCATCTTTCATTTTTTGTAATTGTTTTTGGACATCCATTTTTCGATTCTCAAGATTTATTTTATCTCTATCAGCATCTGCCCTTAATTTTGCGGCCTGTTTATCAGCTTCAATCTTTCTTCCTTCTAAGTCATGCTTTAATGAAGACTCTCTTTCTTTTTGACTTCTTTCCATATCTTTGTCAAAAACAGCGGCATCATGTTGGCTTTGCTTTAATGCCATATCTGCTATTTCCATTACATCTGGAGTCCCACTTGCATCTGCATCCATATCAGCCGTTCCTTTATATGCACCAATTTCTGCTACTGTTATTCTAGTAGAATTATCAGAATCAGTCTTATATTTAGTCAAATCAAGTTCTTGTTGTTTCAGTAGGACCTCTTGTTGTTTAACTTCATTCTGAACCTGAGACAACTGCATTTGTCTTTGATTTTCTGCGTCTGCCGTCTGTTGCGCTTGATCGGACCTAGTCTTCTCTATCTGTGCCAACTTAGTCTTAATTGCAGAAATACTATCTAGCGTCATTATCTCGGCGATATCCAATATACTGGCTCCATTTTGCATCGCAGGCTGATACAATGATTTTATCGCCTCTAGATTCTGTAAATCTTTTGTAGAGTCAGATACAAATATATCCATTTCTTCATAAAAGAAATCATCAGCAAGTTTCATAAATACCCTAGTAGAGTCATTCATAACGTATTGAATATTCTGTCTAGCAGAATCCCTCCAACATTCTTTTGCTGTATTTAGCAACATCCTTAGTGCGTTTTTTTTGCATTGATTATGCATCCAAAATAATGGTTGAGTTATACTAGCAGAGTTTTGAACTGCCTGATTTACATTCCCAACCAATTCACTTGATGTAATCTCTCCCTGTCTTTGCCTACTAACACCAGATATCTCGGATAACATGTCTTCTATCTTTGCCATAAGACTTATATACTGGCTTATAACATCAGACATCGTTAGATCGAGTGCAGATATTTGATTAAACTGAGCAGCCTTCCCGCCCTCTCTGCCTGGTATATCCCAACCTTCTTCATATGGATTAACAAAGTTAACTCCAACCGCTGATAGATAATGCATCCATTTAGCAGCATCAATATTCATGGATTTAGGGATTTGGGTAATATCCATTGTGATTACTTTACCTTTATCCCTTGATAAGGCTAATTCTAGCCTGTACCATATAATTATGTACATATATTGGAGAGGCTTCATTATAGATACGAGAGACCTTGACTTCGAGTTTGTATTACTATAAATAACTCCAGAGTATGGTAATTTTTGTGAATTTAAATTATCTGCAGATACGAATTGATATTCTAAAGGTTGAACTCCAACATAACCATCTTCTCCGAATCTATATCCCTCCCAGACCTCTATAACCCACTTCCATTCTATATTTAATTCATTTCCTATAACCATGTAATCCTCACTAACGATCATTTGTTGTGGTTGATTATTTTCATCCAGTATAGTAACAAACCCAATTTTCTTATATGATTTCCATGTAGCGTGCCATAAATTTAATTGGTTTGATTGGTTTATATTATCGTCTCCAGGACCTGTAACTGTTTTCACATCTAAATGAATGTAGTCGACTTTAGACCTGTCTGAACCATATCCAGCAGCTCCTGGTTTAGAATTTGTC